GCCTACATTACTAACTCTAGGTGTAGCTGCTTTAGGTGTAGGGTTTTTAACAGGAGCTGAAGGACCACTTCGCACTGCAGAAGGTGGCTTTTGATAAGGACCTTGCCTTGGAGCAGTACGTGGACCTTGAGCACCTCGTGGTGTAGAACTAGCTGGATTAGTTTTTACTTTAGGTGGTGTTTTAGCTGGGGTTCGTTTTGTTTTGACACTTTCTAAGGCTTGACGGAGCCTTGGTGAACTAATCTTCCCACCTTTACCTGTAGTGACTTTAGATGAACCTGAACCTTTCTTTCCACTACGTTGAGCAGCAGAAGAAGGCTTAGGATTGTATTTAGCTGAAGAAGCAGCACGTTTGCTTCGTGTTGCTGACGTAGTACGTTTAGATGCGTTATTACGTGATTTGTTGCGGGGATCTCTTAATGCCATGGTTAATTAATATGCTGAAGGATTTGATTTTCTCTTTGTGTAATGCCGAATGTGTTTCTCATCCAGGATTGCCAGTTATGACTCCCTTTTCCCTGATTACATTTAATACAAGCTGGTACAAGGTTGCTTGTAACATTCGCCCCGCCGTGAGTGCGAGGTTGTACGTGGTCCAATGTAAGTTCATGTAGTTCATAAGTTTCTCCGCAATAAACACAAGTGCAGCCAAAATGTTCTTTGATACTGCGCCTCCAAAGGCGCTTAGCTTCAGAGGAATTCATGGTTATTAGGTTGTATAAATAGTGTTCAGGGGTTGGAAGTAAAGGTGTCATGCAGACTTAGTTCTGCTTGCACGGTTAAGTGAACGGTGTTGTTTCCGACCTTTTGTTTTGCTACCTTTGTAGTGAGCAGCGTCATAAGGTGAGCCTTTAGGGATTTTTAAAGAGGCACGTAGGCGTTGAGCATTCCTAATTAATGACTTACCTTTAGTGCTTTTGTTGTAGGCTTTTTGTTGTGACTTGTGGTTGCCGTTAGAGTATTTGGCACCGCTATACCTACCGCTTGCCATATAACCTCGACTGTACAAGTTCTGGGTCAATTGTTGGCAATACTTTTGACAATTTATCTAGCGGGCTTTCAGCATATTGGACACCACTAATGTCATTTGTTTTAAGCCAATCACAGGCGGCTTTGAGATCTTGAGTTGAGGCTTCTCCTGCTTTGATTCGAGCTAGGAATTCTTTTGTCACTAAATTATGAAGTTCATTAAATTGATCTTCAGTCGCTTTTTTCTTCATGCCACGGTGAGCGTATATGTAAAGGACCCATTTCAATCGGACCAGGGATAACAGGGTCTGGTGGTAGATGAGGTTTTAACGCCTCATCCACCGCTTCCCTAGCTCTTACTTTTTTGGTTTGATTGCACGTAGTGCTGATAGTAGTAACTGCACCACACTGTTTGACTTCAAAGGTGTAAGTGCAATTACTTCTGAAGCTGCTGCAACGATAACCCACAGTACGGGGCTATTTAGGATTTCCATAGGTTCCATAAGTTAAAAATTTATCTAGTTTGTCCTCAATACGGACCATGTGTGTTTCGACTCTTTCCAGTGCGTTAGCAAACTCTTGCTTGCTTAGATAATCCTGTGCAACACGAAGTTCCACAGCATCAATTCGATTATCAACTTCACCAATTTTGGAGTGGAGTCTATTGGTTAGTATGACTAAGCCAGATACAAGAGCAACACCTGCTGATATTGCTGCTTCAATCATTTTTAATAATTAGTTAGTTGACCAAGGTAGACCAGATGCTTTAGTAGGAGCTGCTTGCTCTTCAAGTTGTGTTTGAAGTGCTGCCTCTACTTCAGTCACTTTTTCTTCAGTAAGAAGATCCTTTACCCAACCAACAACTGTCTCTTCAGTGAGATCAGCAAAAGGTATAAGGGTGTCAGGACGTTCAAATCCAATTGAACCGTAAGCACCTGACTTATAAGTTTCGTCAGTAGCATTTACAGTGTAGTGAGCAGTAAATACATAACCGTCAGCAGTTTCGCGGTCAAGTGAAGCAATGTTCCAAGTAGTAGTTTTAGCCATGTTTGTTAATTAAATAGGGTGAATAATAAAAAAGCCTTGCTGTTACACAAGGCGGGTTACCATTTAAGACGCTTCAAGTGCTGCGACTTTGGCTGATAGTTCAGCTACAGCGCCAAGGAGTTTCATGACAAGAACGTCATTCTTAATTCCTTTGTAGGAGTCGTCTAGTTCTTCATATGTTGCAGGCGTAATTTGTTCTTCAGTCACAAGGACTTGTTCAGTCGTTTCCGGTTCAATGACTTCGCCTTCTTCATCAAGTACAGCCGGAACTGTTCTTGTTTCATAAACAGCAGGTACGACAACTTCAGGCGTCAGTTCAGCGCCATCTTTTGTGCGTGCAATCGTGGTGACGATACCAGGGCAAATGGTTTCAACTTCCTGGGCAACAAGGCCAAGGAAGCGTGTATCATTTTTTGCAATTGGGGCGTCTTCTGTCCAGTCCCAATTCCTAAGGCTGTTGCCTAACGCAGTTACATCAGCCAGCTGTGGGTTTGCATCTGTAATGTTGGTTTTAAAGCGTTCGTCAGAGGTAAGGACTACGCCATTCGATGAGACAGTGCCACTAAAAGCGCCGCTGCCGTTAACATCTAACTTCGCCTGCGGATTAACCAAGCCGATGCCAACTTTATCTTCATCAATGACTAATACGTGAGTTCGACGATCTGTAGTGCGACTCCCCGCATTTGTTGTACCAAACCGCAGAGTAGAACCACCGTTGGTTTTGTGAATAGCAAAGATATGAGAATCTATAGTATTTAAATTATTGTGAAAATCAATAAAGGATACTGTGTTTGCAACTGAACTATCTTTCCCGTTCCTTAATGACTGTCCTTGAAATTCATTGGTAGTGTTGATTGGACCAACCAGAAGATTGCCTTTAATGTCTAACTCTCTTTCAGCAGTAATCGTATTTATACCGACTTTGCCGTTATTCATCACATTGAATATAGGTCCACTGCCAGTCGCTACACATACTGCAGCGGTGGTTGCTGCTGTCCCTCCATTAGTTACTAATAGTCCACCAAGAGTTGGAAGTGTTCCAGTCGGTGTTCCGTTGTCTACTTCTAACTTCGTCTGGGGCGAGTCAGTGCCGATGCCACAGTTGCCTCCTGCTGCAACAAACAACCTCCCAGTACCATCAGTGCTGATGGCTAGTTGGTTTGCGCCTGGGGAATAAATGCCGGTGTTGGTATCAGACCCTGGATATAGCGATGGCAGGGCAGCCGTACCAAGTGGGAAGCTGACTTTTCCATCAGCGGAAATTAAGCCGGTGAATGTTCCGCCAGTAGATGCCACAGCTCCTACATCTCCTGCGCCTAGGACAACAGTACCCGTCTGAGTGTTGACAGAATCGACAGGAACAGTAGGGATTGTTGGTTTACCTGACAAGTCGTTGTAAGCGCCAGTAGTAGCAACTGTGGCAAGATCGACAGGTTGTGTAGCACTGTCAGCCAACGTGCCTTGTGCAGCGGTTGCGTAATCGGTTGAGTTTGTTGCAGCAGCACTTCCGAGTGTTGGTTTGCCACTTAAGTCGTTGTAACTACCTGATGTGGCAACGGTTGCAAGATTCGCTTCGTTCTGATTAACATCTGCCTGAACGGCTGCAACAG